CTCCTCGTAGTGGTTCTGCGTGGGGTCTCCCACGACCTGCATCGCCACCCCTACAGCCCATGAAGCGATAATGCCCTTGGTGGCATCTCCGTCGGGTTGACGAGCACCACCGCTCGCTCCGCCGGGAGTAAAGCCGGGGCGGTCGAGCTTCAGGCGTGGCCCCCACTTCGTCTGTTGGTGTTCCTTCACGACGACCTCGTCGCCGACGCTCCACTTGTTAGGTGTCATCGCGTTGACCTCTCCCACCATCCCGTTTTCAAGGATGCAGTCGAACTTGTAGAAGGTCTTCCCGTTTGCATCGAAGGTGCCCTGCGGGGTCAGGTTTTGGATTTTGGATTGTTCCATTGGGTTGAATTTAAATGGTTCTTTCTCGTAGACGCGGCCGATGTTGTAGTCCATCGGCACTAATTTGATGGCGAGGTTGCGGGCGGACTCTATGTCGGTAGCCACGAACGACATCGTACGCCAGTCGTCGCGGTCGTGGCCGTAGTGATAGTGGACTTCGTAGCGGTTCATGAGTTCCGCTGGATGTCGCGTTTGAAGGCATCCCATAGCGCGTCAAATTTGCGCTTGAATTCATCCACGTCGCGGACGATTTCTTGGCGGGTGAAGTTGGCCGTCCACTCGTTGAAGTCGTCGGCAGGTTGGTCGGGGTAGACCGTGTGAGATATTCCGTTTGGCTTGAGCATTGTTTAGAGGGTTTTGATGTCGAGGTAGTAGGCGATGTCTTCACGGAAGCTCTCAATCTCTTGTTGCGTCATCTTCGGGAAGACGTTTTTTTGGAGGTGAATGATGAGGCGGAAGGCTTCGTCTTGTCCGTAGTTGGTGATTGGCGTGTTATTCATGGTGTGTGTTTGTCGGTATTAGGCGGTCACAACCTCCACGTATGTTTGACCTTCTTTCAGCTTGGGAGCATCTGCTGCTGGCTTCACGTAAAACGCTCCGTATTCGTTGGCATACTCGCGGGCCGCGTTAGCAGCGGCTTCATAGGTGTCGAAAGTCATTTGGGCCAAAGTAGCGGTGAGGTTCTGGACGGTGCCTTGGATGGTGAGGCAGGCGGTGGTGGTGCTGATTTTGTACATGGCGCGGTGTGTTTGTGTTTGTTTGATGTCCCAAATATAGAACTCTTTTTTCATTCTCCAAAGAAAAACGAAACTTTTTTGCAAGAAAAAGCCCCCCGACGTTTCGGAGGGCTTCACCAAATAACACTAAATGCACCTATTCCTTCTCGAAGAACGAGAGGCAGAGAGGGGTCACGCCGACCCCAGCCAAAACAATGCCCTGCCAAGATAGTCCAAACTCATGGATTTGCCAAAGAGCCTCGGCCACAATCGCTCCGCCGATGGTCCTCTTGGCACTCCACCGCTTCAGGTCGCCCTTCGTCTTGAAGGCTTGGGTTATATCCAGAGCCGATATAGCCCGGAGCCACGGGTTCAGGTTGCCTCCCGCACTTCCCATACGTACTCGTCTTGACGTTCCTGCACTCGTGCCCACCATCCACCCAACCGTGGCGTGGCGAAGTTCTTCTCCACCGCCCATCCCGCGTACCTGTCGCCCAGCTTCTTGTAGCTTCCGAGGCGTAGGTGGTGGACGGTGCGTTGCTCCACGCGGTACGTCTGGCTGATGCGGTCGATGGTCACCGGGAGGTGCCACTTCTGATGATCGTGGCCACGTAGGATGAAGTCCGCGTCGGGGAAATCCTTCTGGTCGATATCAGCCCCAAGGATGCCCTTGGAACGCTTCGCCCCACCTCCGTATCCGTGGTGGTAGTGAACGTTGAACCTACGCCGTCCAGAGCCGTTCCTGTGGGGTTGCACCACAAGCCACCCTGCATACCCTCCGACCTCCACGTGGCCGCCAGCGGCGTTGAGGATTTGTGCCACCCTGTCGATGGGTGAGACCATCATGCGCTTCTCGATGTTCGTTTCGTGGTTGCCCTTCGAAATAAACTTGATGACATCGGCATACTTCGATAGCTTCTCGCCTACGTCTTGGATGACCTCGTCGACGTAGACGCACGACTTGTACTCGGGTCGAAGGTCGGAGTAGTTGCCACGGGGATCGAAGCGGCCCTGCATCAAGTCGAACAAGTCCCCAAAAATGAACACTCCCGCCCCCAGGTTCTGCGCCTCTTCGAGGTGCCGGTGGAGGAGGGAGCGGTCACACTTGACGGAGTCGTAGTGGATGTCCGAGATGAAGAGGAAGTTGTCAGAGGCTCCCCGCTTGGGGAGGTTGACATCGACGGCGTGGACCGTCCTGCTTTTGCGGGTTAATTCCATGGGCTGTTAATAGGTCCACATGACATTCGGCTCCTTGTTGGGGTCCATGTCGACGTGTATGAAATCCTTGCCGATACCTATGCGGGTGAAGTCCGCATCGAGGAGGGCCTCAATCATGAGGAACCGCTTGCGGGAAGTGGGCACGGCAATATCCACAGCCCACCCCAGCAGGTGGCTCGACTGCCGACTCCCGTTCACGGACTTATTATGCTGGACAGTCCGTACCCCCGAGGTTATAATAAAAGGGAAGCCCGCAATGTCGCGGGCCACATCCAACGCCTCCAACACTTGGGGCTCCATCAACTCCCCGGAGCCGGGGCTGTCGGGGCTGTCGAACTCGGAGAGTTTGAAGTATTTGTACATCAGAGTCCCTTTTTAGCGAGGAGCACCTTGAGCTCGTGGATACCTTCGACGCACTCCTTGAGCATCGTCTTTAGTTCTCCCTGATCACTCTCGAGTCGGTACACCCGACCCTTCAGCTTTGCTACCTCGCTGTTCAAGTTTACCCAAACTCCGACCGCCGTGAGTATTGACGGCACCAAAGTTATCCACGCTTCGCTGTTCATGTAGCCAATTTTTGAGTCGGTTGATATTATCCTTTCGGCTCATCGAATAGTCCGTAACAGTTTACGGCCCAAGTCCGGGTCGACCCCATCGGCACCGATGGAGATGGTCATGCCGTTCTGGTAGTAGGCCGTGTATTCCGGAACCATGTCCGCGTCGGTGTTGCTCGTGTATTCAGGGAACGAGTTGGAGTTGAACATGAGGTAGTCGACCAACCGCGTCGTGTAGAACTGGGCGTTTTGCCGTGCGTTTTCAACCTCGCGGTGCAGGTCGTCGGGGCCGATTGCTTGGGTGTTCTCCGCCGTACGGATAACCAACCCCCCGTTGTCGAGTTTGACGTACAGGTTTGGGAGCATCTCTACCATCGACCACCAGACCGTCGCCTTGCGAACATACGAGTCGAGGAGCGTGGCATACGCACCCGCCACCGTGCCCGCGCTGATGTCGGCCTTGAGCTTGTTAAGGAGGTCCGTGCCGAGGTATTGTTGTAGGTACTTGTCCTGTGCCAAGATGATGGCAGGAACCATGACCGCATCCTCCACGCCACCGTTGAGCTGGGTGATGCGTTTGATGTAGTCAGGGTTGACGAAGAGGACTTCTGCTTGTAGTGCCATTAGCGTGGTGTTGAGATGTTACGGGCGGCCTTGTTGGAAGGAAGGAAACCACGGTTGGCCATATCGCGGGGACGCTGTGCAACCTTGCGGTCGTTCGTGGGGATTGGTTCCAGTCCAGCCTCGCGAATGATTTGTCGGGCGCGGTTGACGCTCACCTTCTTGTTGTTCTTGCGGAGGTATGTGCGACGCTCCCAGAAGTGCTGGCACGACCCGCCCCCCTTGTACAGGAACAGGTCGTAGGTGTCGGCTCCATTTGGCCCCCATCCGGGATTCACGGCACGCTGTGACGCGGCTTCGATGTCTTCCTTGCGCCATACGCGGTCGCCTGCGCTTACCATGCGCGCACAAAAGTCGCGGCTCTCATGGTTGGGAGTGCCCGTGACCTTGGGCATATATGCGTAACGTACCTTGATGAGTTCGTTGTCTTGCTCCGAGGAGGCTTGTGGCTTGCCTGAAGGAACCGTGGCAAACGTCCACATAGCATCCTGTACGGCCTCGGTATCGTAGTCGACCTTTCGTGCGTCGATGAGTTCCCACTCGTCGCTCACATCCTCGCCCAAGTCAATCAGGAAATCGCACGCGAGGTTCAGGTCAACCGCCTCCTCCGAGGCTTGAATCTGCACCGCTTCGGGTTCGCTGATAGTTACGATGGCACCAGCGTCGGCAGCTCCCAAGATGGATTCCACCGCGTCCTTCACGATGCGTTGGTATGGCTTGACCACCTGACGGTCGAAGAGTTCCGATGCGATTTCCAGTTCTTGCGTATTTCCAAGCTGTCCCGCCGTCTTGACCCCAAACATGGCCGAAGACACCACGCGGTGTCCTATCATGATTTTGTCGGAAACTTCCGTCGAAAGGAACTGGTATTGCTTGTCAGCATCCGAGAGCGGGAACGGCTCAAAATCGGGTTTCCTTTCGGGAGAATCCGAGTAGGTGACGATGAACTTGCCCGCATTGGTAGCCCCTGCAAGTTGACGTTCGATGTCGTTGCGAATCTTGCGTCGCTCCTCACTCGCTGGCACCCCATTCTTGAAGTGGATGGTGAACGAAGGAGCGAGGCCGTTCTTGATGTTGTTGATATGGTACTTGCCGATTTCCTTGTCGAGCTCGATGTAGTCGATGCTTCCGATGTAGTCGGGCTTGGGGTAGTAGTAGGAACCGGGCGAGAACGGCTTGACGTACAAAATTTGCGTCGGGTGTTCGTTCTTCATGGAAGGGTCGAAGGCGTGGACCGCGATGGGTTCCTCGCGCTTGTCCGCCCAATCCTTGGAGTAATAGTACCAATGGCAGTCCTCGTTCTCGTCGACCTCTCCCGAGCGGAGGTTCTCGAAGGGGCAATGCCGTACCTTGGAGATGGTCGTGCGGTCGATGCTATACACGACTTCCAAAGCGAAGCCGCCCTGTATCTTCAGGTCTACGCACGCCTTGCGGATTTCATCGTCCAACCCCCACTCTTCAATCTTGAGCCGCGCGTCCAACGTGTTGGCCTGCACACCGTCGCCGAAAATCATCATGGCGATAGAAGTGCAGAGGGCGTTGTGCGTCGCGCTCGACTTGTAGAGGTCGATGAGGTACTGCGGGAAGAGGTTGTCGTCGCCATACTGCACCCACCCTTCGTGGCTGGGCATCTCGGCGTACGAGCGTTCTTGGTATTCTTTGAGCTTCAGTAGTTCCATTTCACTCGTAATATATGACGTTGTCCGGAATCGACACCGACGGGATTGTCCACGCAGGCTCGTCGCTGACCTTGCACGCCCCCACCTCGCAGATGCCTACCACCGACGCGTCAGTCGGGTCGAGGTTCGTGTCGGAGTTTTGGCCCCAAATCTTGAAGGTGTAGAGACCGCTTTCGGTGATAAGCAACTCGCCATTGACGGGGTCGTCGTTATTGGTAGGCAACAGCGCTCGCGTGTATCGTTCGTTATCCACGGAGGTGTTCAAGATGCACGCAAAAGAGGCTGCCGTCGCTTGGTTTTCAAGGACGAGCAGGTAGTAGGTAAACGACGCGAGAAATTTACGGCTCTGGTAGGGCGAGACGTAGATGTCGTTGGTGCCGGAGTTGGGTGTGAGGTGTATCATCTTTGAACCAAAAAGGGGAGAGCATTGCGCCCTCCCCCTCCTTGTTATGCGGTCATAAGGTCGTGCCCTTATGCGGTAGTCGTGAAGGTCAGGTTCGCACCCGTAGAGTCCAAGAACGGAGCAGGGATGGCCTCCTCTGCCGTGAACTCCAAGGTGTACCCGTTGAGGTCTCCGAGAGCCGTACCAGAAGCAATCGTGCCACCCGTCAATTCAACACCACGAGTGTGGCCCATGACGAAGTAGTTGTCGTTGTTGTCTTGGACGACGATAGCGAGGCGACCCTTTGCCAAGTTTTGAATCTCGGTGATGTCGGCCGCGACGGGCTTGTTCAACACGAGAGACAGCACTTGCGAGTAGAACACCGTGCCGTTTTCGACGGAAGCGTTCACCGTTTGCGTGAGGCTGGAGCTGTTCTTGGGTGACACGTAGTCCTTGAGAATGAGGGCGGCAGAGGCATCAGGAATTTCACCCGAGGCAACGGCATCCCACATACCTTCGACAAACGACACCGTAGCGTCAGCGTTGAACGACGTGGCAATCCAAACCTTCTTCACCCCTCCGAGGGCATCGCGGCATGGGAGCGAGCGACCAGTAAGTGTGAGGCTACAAGCCATGATTCAGGGGGTTTGTGAGGTTCGGGGGAGCCGAAGCCCCCCCGTCACTCGGTTTGTCAATTAGGAAGTGCGGCGAACGGCAGAGATGGAACCAGCGTCCACAATCTGCGCTCCACCAGAGAACTGCATGATGACACGCGTCACGTCGTCACCCGTCACGTCGCGCAAGTTCAAGATGCTCGCGTTGATGTGGTCGGTCAACAAGTCGGTGCCGAAGTACAGTTGGTTGGGGTTGGCGAAGACGATGGTGTCGTTTGGCATACCTGCGGGGGCCACGATGTTGAAGCCCAAGTAGGTCAAAGGACGGTCAGAGCCAACGAACACGGGAGACACGGTAGAAGTTCCGAGGCCAGCCATAGCACGCTGGAGCAAGAACAACGACTTGCGGCTCATGTACACCACGGAACCGTTGTCGCTCTGCACCGTTGAAGGAGCGTTGTGGACAGCGTCGTCCAAGTGCGTCAAGATACCCGTCGTGCCGTCAGCGTCAGCGGTGAAAGCACCAGCGGCCGTGCCATTGTAACCCAAAGAAGCGGCTGCGTCCTTGATGACTTCACACAAACCGTCGAAGCTCGTGTAGGTAGCAGAACCAGCACCAGAGCCGTCTGCGTCGTAGTTACCCTGCCACAAGTTTCCTTCCACGCTTTCAGCAACTTTAGCGGCCACGTATTGGGCCACGTACGTCGTGAAGTCGGCAGGAGCACCTGAATTTTGGCCGTTCATCAAAGCACCTTCCCACGTAGCGCGGAGGTCTTCGTTGCACACTTGCTCGTTCACCTTCAAAGCGGTGGCCGTCAACACGGACTCACCCAAGGTCAACTGACCAGCGGCAGGGGTAGAGAAAGCACAGTCGTCGTTGGCTTGGATAGCCGCGCCGGAGAACTTCCGGAGGACTGCCTTGCTGTGGACGTTTTGCAGAACGCTCACGTAGTTGTTCGCGATGGTGTCTGCGGACAGGATAGCTGCCGCCACGTATGGGCGGGCCGCCTCACCTGCATAGGTTCCCACGCCGATGGTGGCGTTGGCGAAATGGTATTTGCTCATTTTGATGAGAATTTGTTGTGGAGGGCGGCGACGCGCTCCGTGAGAGTGAGTTTTGACAAGTCGAGAGGCTCGTGGCGGACGCTTGGTGCTTTGTGCTTCAAGCCCGCTTCGGCGGCCTGCTTCTTCATGTCTTCGAGTTCTGCTTTGATGGCAGCCAGTTCGAGGGCTGCTTCCGTTTCTGCCACTTCCTCCACGACCTCTTCCACCTTCTCCTCGACCTTTTCGGCTTTGGGTGCTTCGGGGTTCACGGCAGACATTTCTTCCTTGTCCTCGATAGATTCGAGGGCGGCCTTAATCATCTCCTCGACCTCTTCCTTGGTGACGTAGGCAGGCTTTTCCTCCTCCTCTGCTTCCACTTCCACCTCTTCGGCGACCTCTTCAGATGCCTCCACCTCTTGGGCGGGCTCTTCTGCGGGGGCTTCCTCTTCGGGAGCTTCAGCAACGGAAGACACCACACCGCCTTCACCCACAACCACCACGCGGCCATCGGCCAAGGTGTAGTCGCCGGGAGGCAATGGAATCTTCTCGCCTTCGTCGTTGATGATGTACGCCTCGACACCTTCGGCGAAGGCTTCAGCGTCCGTGTAAATGACCGTCCCGTTTTCAAGGGCGGCCTCGGCCATTTCGGTGCGTGGGGCTTCGGTCACCGTCAGGTTGACGTTGAACTTGTTGAAGACCTCCTGCACGCGTTCTGTGATAGTCATGAGAGTGGCTTTTATTGTATAACCTTTTCGAGGGGTCAATCCTGAAGTTCGTCAAGCGTTTTTTTCAAGGCACTCCACAGTTCCTCTTTGAGTTTGGCTTCTGCCCACCGTTGGGCCGCCTTTCCTCCCCACAGTAGGTACGAGATAGTCCCGCACGCTGACGTGTCTCTGGGGTCGTAGTATTCTTCTGCCCGTGCGAGGTAGGAGGCCATGCGCTTGACGGTTTCAAGGGAGACGGGTTCGCCGTTGGCAAGCTGTTGCGCCCGAACCTTTCCCACCTGCGTGGCACACTTGTTGCCATTCTTCTCGTTGAGTTCGATGCCTCGCTTGGCATTGTTGCGCACCGCCTCGGGGTAGTCGTCGTAGGATTCCATGACGACGCGCTTGCCGTTCTTGGTGCGTCCGTCGGCTTTGACGATGGCACGCGTGAGCTCGGCGAGCATCTCGTCCTCGGAGTTCTTCTTCATCTTATCGGCGAAGTATCCCTCGATGCTGAAGCCTTTGACCTTGCCCTCCTTGACCCACTCCTGCCAGATGGCCTCGTTGTCGACCTTCACGGCCACCATCCACGTCCCCACAGGCACGTCCAACCCGTAGAGGGCCGACTTGTCCTTTTGCTTGTCTTCAACAATCCACGACTCTACAACGGTGAGACCGTTGATTTTGTGTTCGTGTTCGAGGGTGTGGTTGGCTTGGTTGCCGTGCTTGAGGTACAGCTCCGACGCTTTGCGCACCGTGCCCTTCGAAAAGTAGACGTAGAACTCGTCCTCCCCGTTGCGTCGGTAGATGGGTTTGTCGGGTACAAGGGCAGGGCCGAGCAGGATGTGCTTGTCGGCATCGGCCTCTGCAAATGCCAGTTTCTGCTCCTTCAAGGCAATGAAGTCGAGCTCGATGGCGGGACGGTCGACGATGCTGATGGCATCAATGCCGTACAGCTCCGCCTCTTCGTCGATGATTAGTTCTACAATTCTCATCCGATGAGGGTTTGGTCTTTGATTTTCTGGTTGGCTTGTTGGGAGTTGCTCACGTTCTCCGCGAGGACATACGCCCGGATAGGTTGGTTTTGTCCTGCACCCTGCCCGAAGAATCCGAGGTCGAGGGTGGGAACTTGTGGGCCGCGTGCGGAGACATTGGGCAAACCACCGCCGCCCGTATCCGGGGCACCGCCTCCACCTTGGAATTGCTGGTTTTTGATGGCCTGCACGTTCTTCAATCCTACCGCAGCCGTAGCCGCTGCCACGATAGGCGCGAGGATAGGCCCGACGAGAGGCGTGCCCACGACGCTCTTGTACGATGCGATGGTGGCCTCGAATGTAGAGATAAGGGCCTGCGCCGCTTGTATCTTCTTCGACCGTTCAAATCCTTTCTTTTGCTCCGCTTCGGTCTTGCCCGTGAAGGATGCGTTGAGGTCTGCGAGCAGGTTTAGACCCGCGCGGCTCGCGTCGACCATCGTCTCTTGGTCTTTGAGCACAAAGTCGCGGAACAGCTCCGACTCTTCACGGCGTAGACGTGTGCGGCGTTGGCTTTCGGTTTCTACAATTTCCGTCTGCCTACGTTGACCCATGAGGACGCGGTCGACCTCCTCCGTTTCGATTTTCTCGACCAGTAACTTTTGCTCATCGAGGGCCTTGCTGGTTTCTTTGATGAGATCAAGCTCTTCCTGGCGTTGGCGGATGGCTTCGGCGCGGATGGTATTCAGCTTGTTGTTGAGGGTCGTTTGCAGTTCAAGCGACTCCTGTGCAAGCTGGAAGATTTCCGCCTCCAGTTGTGCCACCTTTTGGCGGTCTTCGGTGGTGCTCGTCGTATTCTCGAGTCGAGCTTTGGCGATGGCAAGTTCTTCCTCTGCCAGTCGCTTGCGCTCTTCAAAGAGGTTGCGTTCCAACTCACCAGCACGAAAGGCCGCCGCCTCGCGTTGTTCGGTCGTCTTGGTCAAGTCCTCCGCGACGAGGTTGAGCTCTTTGATTTCGGCCCGTGTCTTGGCCGTCTGCACCGTCTGCCTGATGCGTGCGTCTTCGAGGGCTTGCTCGCGAAGGATAAGGTCGTCGAAAAGTTCGATTTCTTCGCGTATCTCTTCGTTGACCCCGCTGATGGCTTGCTTGGCCGTATCTGCCGCCTCCGAAAACTCACCCTCCAAAACGTGCACGATAGCCCTTCCGAGCATTCCAAGGCGGTCGAGCAACACGTTGGTGGTTGTCTTGATGACCTCCATGCCGCGCGCCAACTTGCGGGCACCTTCTTCCGACTTGGTGAAGTATGTGACCAACGCACCCAAGGCCAGCACGAGCACCCCGATACCTGTGGCAGCGAGGGCTATTTTCAGCGACTTGAGGCCCGTGACGAAGTTGCGAACCTGTCCGACTGTGTTCTTGAAGCCGGAGATGGCCCCGCCTGTCATGCTGTCGAGGGTCGACGTTAGGCCCGCCGTAGCATCCGAGGTCTTGTTGATGCTCTTTTCGACGTTCTCGATGTTCTTGGTAACGTCGGATGTGTCCGCCTTGAATTCGAGGATGACCTCTTGTTTCGTTACAGCCATGACAGGATAGCTTTAAGCATGAACACACACACACCAAAGAATGCCGCGAGGTATGCCACCGCGAGGGCGTAGTCCAAAGGCACGACGTACCACGGCAGGGTCTTCTTCACTTTGTTGGCTTGGAGCAGGTCTATCGCTCCCATGATGTGCTTGGGGTCTGTCATGTCGGTTGATTTGTTTGGTTCAAGGGACGGCAAACATAGAGAGGCGTGACCGACCCGATGGTCGTGGTGTTGGCTGTCCATCGATAGCCATACAGCTCACAACACGCTTGCGAGCCTACATCGGGAGAGGCAGAGGTCGAGCCGTTGAATAGCACGATGTTGGTGCGTTCGTCGATGCTGGTGGGCGTATCCTCGCAGATAGCTACGTCGGACAGTTCCTTGATGAGTTCCACCGTGCACAACCCCTCGACGTTGGCATCGTAGGATAGCTTGAGAACGCGCCAGTACGAGTCGCGGATGTAGATGCGGTCGGAGAACTCGAACGACGCGATGTCGCTCTTGGACAGCCGCATAGAGCACCGCATGATGCGCGCCTCTTCCGAGTAGAGTTCGGTGGCATACTGTGCCCAGTAAGTGAAGTAGAGCGTGTTGGCAGGGTTCGCCTGAATGGGGAACAACGCCGATTCCATGCCGAAGTTGAGGTCGTAGTTTTCTACGCTTGGGTATTCCACCGAATAGTTGGTGAACAGGGGGAACGTCGTGCGCTCCACCTCCACGTTGGAGTCGTTACGCATCCACAGGCTCCCGAAGTTTTCCGTCAGCCCGTTCCAATACGCGAACATGGGCAGCGGGTCTTCGATGATGGTGCCGTCGCTTTTGAGGCTTCGGTGGATGGGGTAGACGGAGCCGGGAATGACCGACACCACATAGGCCCCGACTTTGGGTTCGACCTTCTTCTCGCCACTTGCAAAGTCGTTGACGGGGTCCGTCACACGGTAGCGTCCGTACGCCCGGTCGAAGGCTTTGGCGATGGCATCGCTCACGAAGTCCGTGCCCTTGAGGTACGTCCACTCGTACTGTTTGGCCTGTAGGTCGGTGGTAGGGGCGATGGTCACGTCCATAGAGTAGTCCACCTTGTCGCTCCAATCCTTTGCTGTACCCGTGGCGATGTAGTCCATGTACGGCTCGATGAGCAGGTGGTTCGGGATGTTCTTGTCCGGAATAAATACGAGGTTGAACATCTTCTGCAAGGCGAGCACGAAGTCGATTTGTTTGAGCTTCGGCATATTGGCCGCCACGTCCACGGTGTAGTTGGTGAACGGGAAGCCCGCCGTGATTTTCATGCCTGTGTAGACCCCCGTGCCGAAGGTGTTGTTGCCTTCGATGGTGTGCCCGTGACCCGTTTGGTGAATGCGTCCCCACAAGCTGATAGTATCACCTGCCGTGAGGATGGTGTTGAGCGTGTAGGTACGGTTGAACGCATACAGGTCCGTGGTGTCAAGCGTGACAAAAGAAGCTCCGTTCTTGTAGATGTATAGCTCGATTTCCGAAGCGTTGTCTACTTCGGCGTACGAGTACACCACCTCGATTTGGTAGAGGCCCGTATAGGGCGCGGTGTATCGGTAGTTGGTAGCGTTAGCCCAGTTGCTTCCCTCATCCTGTCCCCCCGTGACGGTATCGACGAGCGGCAACTTTTGAGGGCTGGCACTGGTGGCGGAATAGGTCGCAGCGAGGGCAGCGATGGCGTTGTTGTTGTATGCCGCTGACCCGATGGGGATTTGTGACCCGTTATATGCGGGAAGGTAGAGGTCGTCAAAGTCCGCCTCGCTTCCTGCCGAGTCGAAGAACGTTGAGTCGTAGGTGAAACCCGCCGCTCCCATGATAGCGTCGAGGATGGTCTTGGCGCGCACAAAGGGGGTCAGCTCCCCGTGCCATAGTCCGTCGCTTGGTGTCCACGGCTCATTGGTCGACATATCCCAGTTGAAGCCCTTGTCGATGAGGCCGTAGCGAATCTGCCCGCTATACAACGTCCCCGCCCATGAAGCGAGGATGTTGGTGTTGCTGATGGTGTGGTTGTAGCTTGAAAGGTTCAGGTCGGAGAGCATCCCGTCGCCGATGGCCGTCTTGAGGTCTACGGCACCACCAAAAAACACAAGTTCGATGTCGGCGTATTTCTCCTTTTGGAGGTACACCTGCTTGACCTGACAAAAGCCCCGCATGATGGGCAGGGTGTTGTCCACCAACTCCGCCGAAATCTTGGTCTTGAGGTTGACACCCACCGCCGTAGTAGAGGGCACCTGTCCCAAGATGTCGAGGTTGTTCTGCGTCGCGGGGATGCGGAACGTCTGCGAATAGCTCCCCGTGGCTGCGTTGATGCTTTGCAGGTCGGTGAACTGGAGCGTGAGGTTGACGCTTTCGTCTTGGTAGAGGTCGACTTCCGACCCGTTGCAGTAGAGCCTTAGCATCGGATGTCTTGTGCGAGTTCAATTTGGAACGACACGTCGAACGTCTTGCTCGTCGCCGGAATAACTTGGTACGAGTTGGTCGCGATAGTGCAAGGCAACCAGTCGCCCGACCCCACGCGGAACATGACGTTTTTAGAGCGGAAGGCGTACTGCAAGAGGTCGCGCTCGGAGGCCGTGAAGAGCTGGTTGCGCAGTTGGTAGACCTCCTTGCCTGTCTTGTGGTATGGGGTCGTTTGACGGTCCCACGCATTGAAGTCGAAGCCGACGCTCTTGCGGTAGTCCTTGGACTCCGTTTGGAGGGTCTTGAGGTTACGACCATCGAAGCGTAGGTAATCCCACCCCCCGACCGTGTTGGCCCACGCAAGCTGTACGGGGTCGTGCTTGATAGGGCGACAGTCGCGGTTGATGATGAGCGTGGAAGTACGCTTTGCTGCCGTCGGTGAACCTCCGTCGGTTCCGAAGATGCGAATCTGGTCCCAGTCGGGGTCCCATACCCCCACGAAGACGACGGGCTGCAAGTTGGCCGGGCCTATTGGGAAGATGTAGTAGTTCTCGTCGAGGGCGGTTTTTGCCGTCACCGCATACGACCGCGTTTGAACTATGGCACCGTCTTTGTAGAGGTTGAATTCAATCTCGGCCCAGTCGCTTGTCGTACCCAAGTTGGTCGTGTGGCAGATAACCCCCACTGCTTCGTCCTCGTCAGCCATCGAGATGGTGATGGCTTTGTTGACTGGCTCCACGTCGGTCAGCCATCCCTTCGTTGAGATGCTGGTGGGGTAGTAAGTGGCAAAGCTCGGGTGAAGTCCCTGCGAGATTTGCTGTGTGCCTCCGAGCAGGTAGACGGCGGCGGTGTCGTCATCGCTACCCAACGCGCTCCCCGTGTAGTCCTGCACGCCGATGGTGTACTTGCGTAGG